ATACGACTTCGCCCCGCCGATGGTGCTGTCGGTGTACCAGGCAGTCCTCGAAGGCAAGCCGCTGTTCATCAAGGCTGCGAACAAGAAGGTCTCGCCGCATCCGAACTTCCGCTTCTGCGCAACGGGCAATACGAACGGTGCCGGCGACGAATCGGGCCTGTATCAGGGCACGATGGTCCAGAACGCCGCGAACTACGAGCGCTTCGGCGTTGTCGAGAAGGTCGAGTACATGCCGGCGAAGGACGAAATCGAAATGCTGGTGCGCAAGACCAGTATCGCCCACGAAGATGCCAAGCGTATCGTGGACTTCGCTACCGCGATGCGTCAGGGCTTCGACAAGAACGACATTGATATTCCGATGTCGCCGCGTGCAACCCTGAACGCAGCGAAGCTGGGCATGGCTCGCAACAGCATGTCCTTCGGTGTCAAGGTCGCGTACATCAACCGACTGCCCAATCGCAGTGCTGACGTGGCCCGTCAGACCGCACAGCGTATCTTCGGTTAATAACCTTCGAGCAGGAGAGTAACAATGCGGTCTCATCAGGCAGATGAGGCCGCACTTGCGCAGTGGAATCCGCTGATTAACAAATTGGCGTTTGCAGCAGCGCAGCGTGCGGCAGGACTTGGACTTGAAATGGATCACGCTGACTTCGTACAGGAAATCAGCATCGTGGTTCTGAGGTGTCAGGATTCGTTTGACCCGTCCAAAGAGGTGAAGATGATTACCTTTTTGTACCGGTCCATCTACAACGAACTGAACAAGATTTTCGCCAAGGAAGAAAGTCGTCGCAGGATCGACCTCGAATGTGAGGAATACATCGACAAGGACGGTAAGCCGTCCAAGCGGTTGAAGAACGTTGTGGGTTTCAAGGTGTCGGGCGATACGACCTGGTCCTCGGAAGACGGAGACACTTCTGTCTGGGGACATATCGAAGACGAGTCGGCGCAGCCCGATGAAATCGCGGAAGATGCGCAGTTGATGGACTTCGTCCACAGACACGCCACCGATGAAATCTCGTCCATCCTGACCTTGCTTGAATCTGGGTCCCCAATTATTACCGCGCAACTCCAAGCGTATAATTTCGGAGTCGAAGCGGACGCGAACGCTGGTGGTATTCGCAGGCTGCAATTGGATATGGACTTCTCGTTCGTGTGCAAGCTCCTGGGTTACCCGCCTAGCAAAACTTCGCGCCTGACTGCGCAAGTAAAATCCATCATTGCAAATTACGGGAATTGATATGACCACTGTTGGCTGCTTTGGTAGTGTTGTGTACTTCGATCCGGAAGGTCGTCGCTGCAACGCTTGCTCCCTCAAAGGAGATTGTCAAGTCAAGGTGTCCGAGAACGAAGCGCAGCTTGGCGATCTGATGGAAAAGCTGCGTGGCAAAGACAAGACGACCGCGAAAGCACGTAAGCGTGCCATGTCTGCGGTCGCACCCAGTAGCGATGGTTTGAATTCTGAGCATGACGCAAAGCAAGAGACGCGCGAAACGAAACCGGTTGTAAAGGTAAGCGATACGTCCGGACTGAACGTCAAGGCAGCAGAGTTCGTCGCTCGTTGGGAAACGAAGGGTATTGACTTCTCGGCTACCAAGTCGGGCGTCAATCCCTTTGTTGGTAGTGGCAACAAGTTCGCAGCAGTGGCAATTGACCTGCTGTTGGCACAGGGATCGTGCACGAAACTGGAGATGACGGATCATCTGATCGCTCACGCGGGTGCGCGTGGGCCGTGGGGTTCGGGCACCGCTTGCTCGCACACCAATATTGTGTTTGAAGCCTTTGCGCACCTTGGGATCATCGAGGTCTCCGGTGGCAAAGCCTACTTGAAGAGGTAAGAATGACTGACAAAGTAATGTGGGGATTCCAGACGCACTTTAGCGTTGGTGAATCCATCATCGATCCCGAAGAAGGCGTAAAGCTTGCAGCAGATGCAGGCTATACGCACGTGGCACTGGCAGATACCATGTCAGTGTCGGCGCTTATCAGCGCGACCAAGCAGGGCAAGAAGTCCGGGGTGAAGGTCATCCCGGGCGTGACGCTGCGTGTGAAAAACCCGTACATCGAATGGGGTTATTTGTACCCGCGCGTGTATGCCAAGACCGAAGCCGCTATGAAGCGGTTGTATGCGTTGCTGTCCGACACCGAGAAAGACCGCGATTGGCATTTCGTCACGCTGGAGAAACTCTGCGATGCGCTCGCAGATGACACGATGGTCACGTCAGGCATCGTCTATGGGCTGTACGGGTCGTCACTCCAAGTGATGCAGCGCGCAGAAGTTATCGACAAGATCGTGGCGCGCGTGGGTCACGATGGGTTCGTAGTGGACGCTGCGTGCATCAACACTCCGGCTTATGCTGTCCAAAACTCGACGGGCATCACCGACGCCCTGGACAACGACAACAAGGTGGCGATCAACCCGGTTGCACTGTACCCACGTCCAGGCGATCACGACGCGCGTGACGTGATGGGTGCCCTGTTGGCTCGCCGTAAGATCAGCATGGGTACCATGCGCTGGTTCCCTTCACACAACCGCAACATCAAGCCGCTCGCAGATGCCGAAGTGGAGTTCTATGACTCCCTGAACCTCGCGTCGTCGCTGATCGGTGATCTGCCGAATGACTGGAAGGTGGATTACCCGAGCGTATCGGAGTTCACGTACTTCTGGGAAAAATCAGGCCCTGCCATGCCGCAGATGGCCCCTGATGAATTCGAGGAACTGAAATCGCAGTGCAAGGCCCGTTTTGCCAATCGCATCATGCGACCGGTGTTCGGCTATCAGCCCGACAAGGCTGATCTACCCAAGTATGTGGAGCGCCTGAAATATGAATTGGACATTCTCGGCAAGATGGGTTTCTCGGGATACTTCCTTCTCGTCGCCGACCTCGTACAGTGGTCCAAAGACAATGGCATTATCGTGGGACCTGGACGAGGCTCAGTTGGTGGTTCCCTTGTTGCGTTTATCATGGGCATTACGGAAGTGGATCCTATCCGCTTTAACCTGCTGTTTGAGCGGTTCATCAACCCGGGCCGTAAGGACTTACCCGACGCTGACTTGGACTTTCAGTCCGAACGACGCCATGAAATCATTGGGTATCTCCGAGACCGTTATGGTGCAGATAATGTCGCTGGCATCAGCAACTACAATACCCTTCAAGGCGCAGGCTCCCTTCGCGATGTTGGCAAAGCGCTTGGTCTGACGGAGAAGGACTATGAGTGTTCAAAGCTTGTCCCAAAGGTACACGGCATACCAGTCGCACTTGCGGAAGCGCGTCACACCGTCGCAGACATTGACCAGTTCGCCAAGACCCATCCCGAAGCCTTCGACATTAGCTGCCGACTTGAAGGTGTTCTCCGAGCTATGGGCCAGCACGCAGCCGGCGTGGTTGTTTGCCACGAGCCTCTGACGAATCGTGCGGTCGTAGAAACGCGCGCCAAGGACCAGTGTATTAATTGGGACAAGCGCGTGTCGGAAGAACAAGGTCTGGTCAAGATCGATATCCTGGGTCTGTCCAACTTGGACGTGATCGAGAAGGCGTTCAACAAGATCGAACACGATACCGGTAAGAAGATCGATATCCTGGATATTGACCTGAACGACCGTAAGGTGCTTGACGCTTTCGGTCGCGGTGAAACTATCGGCGTGTTCCAGTTTGAGTCCTCGGGTATGCGTAAGCTCCTGAAAGACCTGCAAAAGGGTGGTGATCTGACCTTCGAGGAACTGTCGGCAGCAATGTCGCTGTACCGTCCGGGTCCGATGGACTCGGGTATGTTGTCCGACTTCGTGGCTATCCGTCAGGGTGCCCAGGAGCCGTACTACGACCACGACAACATGAAGCCTGCACTGGAAGTAACGGGTGGCGTCATCATCTATCAGGAGCAGGTCATGCAAGTGGCCCGCGACCTCGCTGGTTTCAGCCTGCAAGAAGCTGACGACCTGCGAAAAGCGATGGGTAAGAAAGACAAGGACGCGATGGCTGAACAACGCGACAAGTGGGTTGATGGTTGCGTTGCGCACTCCGGTATGAACGACCGCGTTGCTGGTGCCCTGTTCGATAAAATCGAAGCCTTCGCAGGCTATGGTTTCAACCGCTCGCACTCGATTGAATATTCCATTATCTCTTTCGTGTCCATGTGGTTGAAGGTCTATCACCCTCTGCAATTCTATGCAGCGTCCCTGGAGGTACTTGGCGAAGATAAACTCCTGGGTCTTATTGAGGACGCGTCCAAGCGCGGCATTAAGGTGTTACCTCCTGATATCAACGGGAGCGATGGCAGCTTTAAGCGTGATGGGTCTGGTCGAAACCTCACCTGCCCCTTCAACCGTCTCAAAGGCTTGTCCGACAACACCCAAAACGCGATCCTCGAAGCGCGCAAAAACGGCCCATTCAAATCTAAGGCTGATTTCATCGCTCGCGTGGAAAAGCGTAAGTGCAACTCCAAGCACCAAAACATCCTCGACCGCGTAGGCGCATTCGCGTCCGTGGAACCAGGCACACCACCAGCAACGTCACCCACTCGCGTGCGTGACCAGCTGGAACTGATGCCGGGCCTGGTGTCGGCCAAAGTAAACGTGGATCGTGAAGTCGTGTGGGATGAATTCACGAAGGAGCAGATCAAGCGATTGGTCATCGATCCCGCAATGGACGTCGCAGCTTCACCCGTGATGCCCCGGTCGTCCAAGCAAATCAAGGCGATGGTAATCACCGACGCTGCGACCAAGCAGGAAGAAAAGTCCGGCGCGTTCATGAATGGTAGCAATGCTGATTACGTCCGCGAAGCCATTGAAGAAACTGGTGGTAAATGGAACAAGGGGTTCTACTATACGGCGCTGTGTAAAGTGCCCAAGAAGGACAAGAAACTGTCGAGCAAGGAAATCGCCGACTGGAAGCCGTTGCTGATGAAGGAAATCGAAATCATCCAACCGCCCGTGATTCTCGCCTTGGGTTCTGAAATCGCCCGTATGCTCGTCCCGGATTTGAAGGGCCCAATCAAAGAACTTGCCGGCAAGGTGGTCTATAATAAGGATCTGGACGCGAACATCGTGATCGGCATTACGCCCGGCATGGTGTACGTGGACGAAACGGCCATGGACCTGCTGATTAAAGCATTTGATACGGTACGCGAACTGACCGAATGACCCCTCCATATACTATAGGTGTAAGCAATGACGACAACGACAACAACGATTCCACCGATCACTGAGTATTACGACCGAGCAGAGGCCAAGAAACACTTGTCCACGTTCAACGCGGATATCTCGGTGGACTTTATGCGACAGGCTGCGCTGTATGCCTATTGGGCAGCGAAGCTGGTGCAGGCGGAATCGCAGTATGATCGGTTGCAGGATACCCTGCGACTGATGGAGGCGAAACTGGACAGGGTAGTCCGTGATGATGCAGCCAAGGCTGGTACCAAGGTCACCGAAGCGCAGGTGGCTAAGACTGTCGCGCTTGACAGTCGGGTTATCACTATGGGCCAACGTGTGCGTGAAGCGAAGGAGCAAGTGGGTTACTTGAAGTCGACCTGCATTGCCTTTGCCCAGCGCAAGGACATGCTGCAACAGATGGGTTTTGCCAAAGCGAAGGAAGAAGCAGCTGCCGGGATGCACGTCAGGTCTTCCGCTCAGAGTAACCATAACGCCCGTTTGGAAAGGATGAATCATGTATCTAGATTAGACGATGACTTGGGAGCGGACGAAGGTTAAATAACCCGCACACCAATTAGAGACTAAGGTATATCGCAATAGTGGCGAGTACCAAACTTATGATTAGAAGCATCCGGACCTAACGGTTAATTGTGTAGCTCTGTGCAGGCGGCTCGGCCGGCTCGTACATCACGCAATTCAGGGCCATCAGCGATAACCCGCTGGTGGCCTTTCTTCGTTTAGGAAGATTTATTTTCAACCCAGTTGCAAGTTTTGTTGCTTACCGAGGTATAATAGTGACACAAGCGAGACACTCTCAAACACAACACAAGGAAACAAAACATGTCCCTTAAAGACCTGATCGCCAAGAACCGTAGCAAGCTCCAGCGTGGTGCCAACAACCGTACTGAGAAGCTCCAGTCGGGTAAGAACATCGTTCGCATCCTGCCCTCGTGGACTGGCAGCGAAGATGACGAATTCTCCCAGGCTTGGGGTCAGCACTTCATCAAGGACACTGGTGGTAATCTGAAGGCAGTTTACATCTGCACCAATACCATCTTCGATGAAGTCTGCCCGATCTGTGAAGCCATTGCGAACGGTATGGCCACAAACAACGACGAAGATATCCTGAAGGCTATGAAGGATGGTCGTTCCAGCAAGCGTATCCTGGTCAACGCCATGTACTTGCAGGGTGGTAAGAACGAAAACCCGACCACACAGCCTGTTGTGCTGGAACTCCCGCCGACCGTTTTCGAGAAGATTCTGGCTGCTGCTCAGACCTTCCTGGAAGAGGACGTCAACGTGTTCAGCCTCAAGGAAGGCCATAACTTCATCATCGAAAAGACTGGTGCTGGTATGAACACGGAGTATTCCGTCACCCCGTCGCCGAAGGCGTCCGTCATGTCGATCACAACCGACAAGCTGGTGAACCTGGAAGATTGGGCTCGTCAGGAAGGCGAAGCTGACAAGCAGAAGGCGATTGCTTCGGTTCGTGCGATTGCCGGTATTGCCGAAGTCAGTCATACCGCTCCGCGCCTGGCCGCTCCGACTGGTACGTCTGCAACGACCTCGCGTCTGCGTGAAACCAGCGTTGTTGATGCCGACTTCGAGGAAGTTGCCGAACAGAAGCCGCATTTGTCGGGTTCGGACAACATCGATGACTTCCTGAACGATCTGTAAGGAGCAACAAAGGGCTGCGCAATGCAGCCCTTTTCATTTATGGCTAATCATTACCTACTTATCGACGCTAACAACCTCATGTATAGCGTCCAATATGGCGCACGCAAGCTGACTGCCGGTGATACGGAAGTAACGTCAGTCTTCGGCGTGCTTGGCAAAATCCGTGATCTGATGTGTAGGTATCCTAGTGCGACTCCTATCGTGCTGTGGGATTCAAGCCCATCGTTTCGCGCTGACATTTATCCAGAGTACAAAGCGAATCGTAAGGAAAACAAACAGGTAGCAGCCATCACTGCCGCTCTGCGTCCGCAGCGTCCCATCTTGAAGGAGGTACTGACGCACTTGGGTGTCAGACAATACACGGTCCACAAGTATGAAGCGGATGATCTGGCAGCAGACTTGTCCCGGCGTATGTCGGCAGCAGGTCATAAGGTCACGCTTGTTACCCGTGACGGTGACTGGCAACAGTTGGTCGATCCGAATGTAACTTGGTTCGATCACAAGACGGAAGTGACCCTGACCCCTGAGAACTTTGAGGAAGTAACGGGCTACAAAACCCCGGCACACTTCACCGAAGGCAAGATCATCCAAGGCGACGCAGGCGATAACGTCAAGGGCGTTGGTGGGCTGGGTGAAGGATCAGCAGCCATGATTATGCGGAGCTTTGAATCGCTGGATGACCTATACAACAAGTGGTCTGAATTTGAACCGACCATTGAGAAGGGTACTGAATGGTCCCGCAACAAGTTCCGAGTCGTAAAAGCCTTTGAGGACAAAGACTTATGGTCGAAGTACGACCAGAACCGTGCGCTTATGGATCTAGTGTCCCGTGACTATTCCGGGATACAGTACCGGACCGATGCCCAGTATAATGAAGCAGCAGTGAAGGGAAAATTTGCTGCTCTAGGGTTCCATTCTATCTTGCGTAAGTGGGAGCCCTGGATTGAACCATTCTTACGCACTGCCAAAAAGGAAAACAAATGAGCCTCGATCTTGACAACCTGATTACCGATCTGATTGGTGAAAACGACAAACAACAAGCTGTAACCCAGTGGCTTGACACTGGCTATCCGCCTCTGAACAAGGCAATCTCTGCGAAGTGGGACGGTGGTCTGCCCGTCGGTCGCATCGTAGAAATCTTTGGGCCCCCTTCGTGTGGCAAGACTGCTGTGGCTACGAAGGCCATGGCTTGCGCACAGTCGATGGGTGGTCTTGCGATCTTTATGGATCACGAAAACTCCTTCGACGTACAGTTGGGCGCTCAGTTGGGCCTGGACCCGACCAAGAACTGGGTCTACAAGCAGCCGACGACGTTTGAAAAGGCGATTGATATGACCAAGAAGATCGCCATGAAACTCCGTAACGTCAACGGCGACCTTGAACCGATGAAGGGTAAGGCTCCGTTGCCGATGGACAAGCCGATCATCGTGGTGTTCGACTCGCTGGCTTCGATGGTCCCGCAGTCCAAAATGTACGACAACAAGGGCAACGTGAAGGAAGCTGGTGACAACTCCATGCACGACAACACGGCTCTGGCGCGCGCTACGTCGGCCCACTTCCCTCTGCTCGCTCAGATTGCCTACAAGTGCAACATGTGCCTGGTCTTCCTGAATCAGGTTCGTACCAAGCCGGGTGTTGCGTATGGTGATCCGACGACTACCCCGGGTGGCCAAGCTCCCGAGTTCTACGCGTCCGTGCGTATTGGTCTGTCCCGCGAAATGATTAAGGACAAGGACAAAGAAGTCACCGGTCAGATCGTTAAGGCGATTGTCCGTAAGAACAAGGTCTCCGCACCGTTCAAGCGCGCCGAATGGAACTTCATGTTCCGCGAAGATGGCACTGGTTACTTCGACGTTGATGGTTCCCTGGTCGAACTGCTCGCCGACAACGGTGTTCTGGAACGCAGTGGCAATGGTTACATCTGGACGGACGGTAAGAAGTACATGAAGCCGGCCCTGAAAGAGAAGATCGAAAAGGAAGGTCTGCGCAACGAACTGCTGGCGATGCTGCAAGGTGTGGTGCTGGAAGAAGCAACGCCGGGTGACGAACTGCTCGACCTTGGTCTGAGCGAAGATGAAGGCGAAGAGGAGTAATCAATGCCTACGGTCCTAAAGACCGTCAAGTCCCAGTCAGGCAAGCGTGTGCTTGGCTGGGTCGTCCATACGGACCTTGACGGTGTTTGTTTGGTCTTGAAGCGTATGCCTGCAAAGATCGCGGTTTCTACCAAGCGTCGCGAGTTCAAGTCCATCAACGATTCAGCAGACCGTGACGAAGCGGGCTTGTCATTAGACCACCCGCTTATTCGCGCGATACAAGCCCATAACGTAGACAAGGTAGTTGTTTATGTTCCTAAACCCGGCATTGTTTACACGACACCCGCGTCCAATTACTTCACCGCAGGCGTAGTCAAGTTCGTACCACGCACTAAGGAAGGTGAAAAGATCCGGTGCGTAGGGCTTGAACACTTTGAGCGTCGCCAGTATCGGGTGAAGCTATAATGTATAAAAGAGGCGAACATGTCTAAACCCATTCTTATTTTTTCCGATCCGCATTACCACGACTTCACCCAGTTCAGCACCATCAATGCTAAGGGTTTGAATTCGCGGCTTGCGGATACTTTGCGTGCCACTGCGCAAGCGTACAAGCATCTTGATCGCGCAGGTGGGAATCAAGCCATTTGTGCGGGTGATATTTTCCACGTCCGTGGCAAAGTAAAACCCTCAGTGCTGAACCCCACTTCTGAAATGTTCCGCAAGCTACAGTTCGGTGCAGGCTTGCATACGTATGCCATCAGTGGCAATCACGATCTGGAGACCGATAAGTCTTCGGCTCTGAGTTCATCCATTACCGCATTGCGCGACGTTGGTATGCAAGTGTGGTCGGATGGTCCCGGTAGTACGATTGTTGGCGAAGTGTCAGTGACCTTTGTGCCCTGGGAGCCTGATCTGAACAAGCTCCGCAAGTACATTGCGACCGAACACCCCGCGCATCTCGGTCGACCGTCAGCATTGGTCCTGCACGCACCGCTCAATGGTGTCATTAAGGGTCTACCCGATCATGGTCTGACGCCTGATGACTTCAAGGATTGCAAGTACGACAAGGTGTTTATTGGTCACTACCACAATCACAAGTCCTTCAAGATTGGCAACTGCGAGGTCATTTCAGTAGGTGCATTGACCCACCAGAACTTTGGTGACGTGGATAACCTTGCGGGTTACTTACTTTGGTATCCCGACACAGGCGTGATCGAACATCATGTGACGGCTGCACCCAAGTTCATGCGCGTTGCAGCCGAAGACGTAGACGACCTGACACCGGCGCAAGTGGCTGACAACTACATCAAGGTCGTTGATGGTGAGTTCGATGACGAGGAAGAAATCCAAGCAATCCGGGATGCGTTGATCCTCAAGGGCGCTAAGGCAATCGTGGTCGAAGGCAGTGCGAAGCGACCAGCAGTGACACGTGGCACAACCAGCAGCGCAGCGCCAACGATTCATTCCATCTTGGGCGATTACGTGCAACGGACTTATCCTGGCGACACTGCGACGTTGGCAGAAGCGCTGGACATTCTTAATGAGGTTTATGTATGACGGGTGTGGTAGTTAAAAACACGGTGATCTGCAACTTCATGGCTATTGCTTTGGCAGAAGTCAAGTTGGATCAGCGTGGACTGGTGTTCATCGAAGGTGAAAACTTGGACGATACCAGCGCTGCATCGAACGGCGCTGGCAAGTCATCATTGGTTGACGCAATCAGCTGGTGCTTCTATGGCGTCACGGCACGTGGTGTGTCGGGCGATGCCGTAGTCAATCGCAAGGCTGGTCGTAACTGTTCCGTGATGACCGAGGTCGAAGTCGATGGTGTGCTGTGGCGTATTGATCGCGGTCGCAAAGACAAGATCCTCAAGAATCGCGTCAGGCTGTCCGTGTATTCGCCGACAAGTGGTGAGTGGGAAGATCACACGCTGGGTACCGACAAGCTGACCCAAGAGCGCATTGACGCCTTGATGGGTTGCAACGCTAAGACCTTCAATGACGCCGTGTATATGGGTCAGGAGAACATGGTTGATCTGCCCAACATGACCGACAAGGTGTTGAAGTCTACGTTGGAGCAAGCGCTCAATCTGGACCGGCTGGACGAAGCGCAATCGATTGCCAACATGCGGCTCGATAACGCTTTGGCTAGCCATCGTGTGCGTCTGGCTGACCTGGAAGGTATCACTGCCGAAATCGAAGCAAAGGCAGACAAGATGAAATCCGAAGATGCAACCCGGGTGTTCATGGAACATGACATTCGGAAGATCGAGGATGAAATCAAGGTCGCCAATGACGAAAAGGATGTCGTGATTCAGAACGCCCGCGAGCAAGCGGAACTGATGCGCGGTCTTGTGCAGAAAGCCGAAGATTGGGTTAAGAAGGCCAACGAGGAATGCAACCAGATAACAGCCATCGATTACGAAGGTCAAATCGAAAAGCTGGACAACAATAGCCACAAGCTGATCGACATGATTGGCGACCTGCGTGCAGAACGTAATCGCCTAAAGACTCTGCTGGCTGATCCGACTGAATGCCCTACTTGTCTGCGGCACTTTGATGACCACGAACACATGGTCGCTCAGAAAGCCGTACACCAGGCTGAACTTGAAAAGGTGGTAGCGACGACTGAAAAGGTAATGGCCAAGCACGCTGAACTTCTCACCGTAAGGGACAAGTTGGTCAAGGAATCCGCGTCGATCAAGGAAGCACGACGCGCCAATCTCAAAACCGCTCTGAACGCCTTGAACGTCGCCCGAGATAACGCCGAGCGTGCGGATGCGGAACTCAGCAAAGCCATGTCTGATGACAAGACCAAGACGCTGCATCGATGGCTGAACGAAAAGGAAGCTCGTCGCTTGCAAGCCAAACGTCAGATGGAAGACCTGATCTTGGAAATCGATTCGCTCAAGGAACAATCGGATAAGATCCGGGAAATGCTGGTTGAATCCCAGGACCGCATTGATACCTTGGAACGCGTCAAGCACGTCCTGTCGCGCAAAGGCTTCCGTGGTGAAGTGTTGGATCAAATCACGCCGTATCTGAATGCCCGGACTCAGTATTACCTGACGTGGTTGACTTCGGATAATATTTCCGCGATCTGGAACACCGTCGCAGTGAACGCCAACGGTGATTTGTCCGAGAACTTCCACATCAAGGTCGCCCATCGTGAAGGCGCAGAGTCGTTTGAAGGCTTGTCGGGTGGTGAAAAGCGTAAGGTCCGACTGGCTTGTGCCATGGCGTTGCAAGACTTGGTTGGTACGCGTGCTGTCAAGCCCATCAAGCTTTTCATCGCCGATGAAATCGATGACGCCATTGATGAATCCGGATTGGAACTGCTGATGGGTCTGTTGGAAGAAAAAGCTAAGTCCGTTGGTACCCTGATGATTATCAGCCACAATGCGTTGGGTGACTGGTGCAAAGAATCAATCACGGTTACCAAGAAAGACGGTGTAACAACCATTAAGTAACCGGACTATGATATGTGAGCGCAGATAAACGAGCGCTCACATTCAACCAACACAGAGAGATACCAAAATGGCAGTCGCCAAGAAAGCAACGAAGAAGGCAGTGAAAAAGGTGGCCAAGAAGGCAGTCCCGAAGAAGGTCGGAGCCGCACCCGTCATCACCAAGCCCGACCTGAACCTGGCTCGCCGTCAGCTGGCCCACGATTTCGTCCAGCGCATCAATCTGCGCGTGGGTGACGAATTCCAGGTCAACTGGTTCAGCGATTTCAACACCGACAACCTGGTCGGCGAACAGGAAGACGACTGGCGTGCCAAGGAAGACGAGTACGTCATCTTCAAGGGCATCAACGGCGAAGGCTCGCTGATCGCCAAGGACCTGGACGACGATCTGACCTACGAACTGCCGATCTACGCCGTGAACGTCGATGAAATCGACCGCGATGGCAGCAACAATTCCTTCAAGCTGAACCGCGACTACACGGCTGATCTGTCGAGCGTCCGTAACCACGACTACATCCAGGTGGGTTGTCAGACCATCGACGTGTCGACCGTGCTGGCCCTGGCCGAGCGCATCAAGGCGATCCAGGATGGTACCGACGCGAAGCCCAGCCGCGAGCTGACGCTGATCGCCGACGGCACCTACGCCGTGCTGGCTTTCTAGTAATACCACAAGGGCG